TTTTACTGTGATAAGCTACCTGTATGTACAAATCATCTTCTATTTGTTTTATCGCTGAAACAGTTGTTGGTTTAATTCGATCCACTTTACTTCTACCATCCTCACAAACGTAAATTCTAGGTAATTTATCTTCATGTAAAACATCATTCGGATATAATGTTTTTTTATCAACTCTATTCATAATAGTAGTAAAGAAATCACCCATATAAATTGTCTTTTTTGTTACTTTTTTATTTCTAATGTTGTTTTTCTACCCATTCTGACCTCCTAAAAGATAGTTAATAATAGTTCAATATAGTATTGATTACATATATGTCAACAACTATTGTAATTTTTTTTTAACTAATTATATTAGAGGAGAATAGAAAATTAACAGAACACTACCTATGTAAGATTTGTTGATAACTATTCTTGTAAAGATAAAAATTGGGGGTGAAATTTTTCACCCCTTTTTAAATATCACTTAATGTACTTTTAGAAAAAACATGAGTCGGCTTTCTTCTGACTCGACCATAATCTTTTTCCTTCGCTGCCCTGGGATCGTCCTCAAATAATTGTTCGGACTCATCTAGCTGGTTAGATTTTTCGTTGATTAATTTTTTTGTAAACGCAATCAGTTCGTTGTATTTCTTGCTGGTCTTACTGTATCTGCCCTTCTTAGACATTATCCGTTGCTGTGGTTGCTTCATACTCACCACTGGACATAACGCCATCTATTGTGCCAAGCCATTTACGACCACCCGATGCTGAAAATGAGTATTTCCCGATTCGTGATTCCTGGATAAGTTCACGAACAATTCCATCAATACTTCGCTGCGTCAAGTTCTGCAACACCTTAGGTGCATCAGCATCTGAAGCCATACGTTGTTGTATTGCATCTGCTCCCGATTGTTGTGTCAAGGCTCTTCCCTCCCTCTCACACGTTGCTATCCATGAGAACAAGGCATCTTTTTTAATCTCTCTGTTGGTACCAGAATGTAATCGTCTGATCTCCTCTGTCTTGTCCTCTAATAATCCAGAGTAACTATTTCTGACGAAATGTCTAATATTTCTGTTAGCAGGTCCATTAGATTTTACAACTGCACCATCAAAACACCTGTTACGCTCATATTCCGTTCCGATGTCCATGCAACGTCTACGACCAGTAGCTTCATCAACTTGCCACAACGCAAACGCACAACGCACACCATCTACTAACGCTGACGTACCTCTTATAAGTAATCTTGCTTGCTCTGGAGTATTGACCACTGTATCGTCTTTAATCTTTGTCATATGGTGACACATCACGACTGACGCACCAGTTTCTGTACCAATCTGTGCTAGTAAACCCGTTAAAGCAGCTCCTGCCGCTGGATCAGCATTGACATCAGCGTGAACAAAAGAAGCCAGAGGATCAAAGATAATCAGCTTCAGGTCATTCATTTGCAATAATTGTTCGTAAAGTTTATCAAATTCTTCGCTGGTGCTGTATCCATCTCTGGTATCCTGAAGTATTGGAAACACACCACCCACGTTAGGAAGTGACACGACTCGAAGCTCATGCCTGTACGAAAATCTTAAATTGTTCGGATCCAAACGCTCAATCCTTCTGTGCATTTCTGCCTCATCATCCTCTGCCGTAAAAATTACTACGTTTCCAAACTCCCCGATAGAGCTACCAAAACTCTCGGCTAATGGCTGACCCGATGCTACTTTCATAGCTAAGTCTAGTGTCATCATTCCTTTACCAGCATCTCCCGCTGCAGAGAATATTATTGGTACGCCAAGCGGAAATGTACCATCGACTAAGAACTTTTGTTCGGGTGCATTACCTTCAAAACGACTGACCAGTAAACTCTCGTCCAGTAAATTAATATTACGTCTGGTATGTTTAACTGTTGTGTTTAAAAAATGTTGGACATCAAAGCTTTCCGATATGGCATCAACGGCATCCCAACCCTCTGGTTTACCTCTTGGTGGCGTTAGTGTCGTTACCGATCTTGCTCCAGCGTTTAATGCTAGTTCTTGCACCAGTTCAGCTACCTTACGCCCAGCATTGTCATTGTCACCCCATATAATAAGTTCTTTGTCCTGTAATGGTGAAAAATCAAACCTACTGGCTGACTTACGAGAAAGCATACCCGCTCCTCCCATTGTACAAGTTGCAGTGTATCCAATCTCATTCAGTGCATCAGCACACTTCTCGCCCTCTACCCAAATAACTTTCTCTGACGCAACAACATTTGGCAGATTATACAAAGGTCTTACATCAGGTATCTTTGGATAAGACGCATCTGTAAACTGCCTGAACTCTTTTTTGGGCTTGCCATGACTGTCCATGACTGGATTGCCATTCTCATCTTTAATATTATACCTACGAACACGACATAAAAGCTCACCATCAACTGACAGGTATAAGTGTTCGTGATCAAATGGCGTATTAATATCATATGTCTTTTTAAATGTTACGCTAAGTTCTTGTGGTATATCTGGTTCCGAAGGTGACGATTCGTCCAGATAGTTTCCGAACAATTCTTTGATTTCAGGTAGTCTCATGTTTCTGCCTTCCATTAAAATCTTTACAATACCACCAACACCCTCGGCTCCATTAAAATCCGATCCCTTCATAAAGTATGGTGATCTTGGATTAATATCTATCTTCAAAGATTTGCCAGGTTCACCATGTAATGACCCGATTGTAAACACATCTCCTCTAATTTCTCCTTGTGGATAAGTATCCCGAAGAGCGTTAATTTGTACACTGGCTGGGACTTTCTGACTAATCATATCGACTAATTCATTGGCTGACATATCCCTATTCTTATTGCCAAATTTTATAATGTTCATTATACTGACCTCACTTCATTGGCTGAAGTATATGAGGGCGAAACTACCTTCGTCCTCATATTTAATTACTCCAACAAGTATCTTGAAACTCACAATATTTGCAAGCAAAGTAATCACGAGACTGTGCGACTCGTGGTAATACTTCATTTGCTTTTGTTGCTTCAAGTATTGTTACTGCCTTGTCACTAATGTCCTGTGCTAAAGCTTTGTTAAAAGGTATAAACTCATAATAAATTTCACTTGTATTCTTATTTAATACAGTAAACAAACAAGGATTGTCTGTTAGCTCCATGTAAGCCTGATACAATGCGACTTGTGCTGCATATACAGGATTAGCTAAAGTTACACCTTTGATTTGAAACTCTTTAAACTTTTTATCGTTGGCTGACTTACATTCCCACAACATAGGATACTTAGCATTCAAAGGTCCTCCACAGATAACACCATCAATATGACCTTTGACCTCACCTTCAGCTATACTAAATCCAAATTGTTCGCCATTCTTATCCTGAACTCGTAAATCAAATCCAGCTTGTCTAAGCCAACCAGCTACACTTAATTCTATCTCATGACCAAACTGAAATATTCGCAGTGTCTTTGCATCAAAGTCCCGCTGATCATCAATGGGCTTGCCCATGTACCGATATTGTATCTTCCTGGAACAGGAATCGCCCAAGCTAGAAGCACCAAGATAAGTTCTTTGCTTAACTTCTTTGTTCTTTTTGACAATAGCTTCGTCAATAATATTCGATATCTCCTGGTCTAACATACTAGAACGGGATCTCATCATCTGAGATGTCTGTGTTTGGATTAAGGTCGAGAATGCCATTGCTTTTACTTTCATTGACTGATTGAATAGCGTCAATTATGGCAATTGCATCGTCCTGTGTCAAATGATGTAATTGTTTATCCCAACCTATTTTAGCAAATTGTTCGGATAATGCTTTTAGTGTATTGTGTCTGTCCCCGATACCATGTTCTTCCATTTTTTTTCTCCTTCTTCCATTACTATAAAATCAAAATAGTGACAAACTCCTAAAAATTCAGCCACTATCATGCCACCTAACAACTCATCATTTGTATCTTTAATAGCTTCTTCAATGTATGTGTCTATGTGATCCAGCACATGGTCGTTATGTTTTTCTAAAAATATAGGTATAACGATTTTGCCCTCACGAATATAATGCACATTACTTTTAGACTTCATGTTGAGTTGATAATCCACGTTAATTCTTGCCACTTTTTCCCTCTGCCCATAGTGCTGCGTATCCTATTACATCTATCGGATTGTCCATGTTCTTTGGATTTTGAGAGTCCCGAACAAGTTTCTGCACTATGCAAAGTTTATATATGTCATCATAAGTAAGTTCTGATTTAATTTTATGTCTCCACAAAACATTCATGATCTTAGCTATTGATTCATGTGTATCTTTAGCATCTCCATGTGTCCTTGCCCTTGCTCCGTTGATTAATTGTTCTGCTTTTTGTAAAGCTTCACTACGCTGCATTGTTATCTCCTTCGTAATAATCTAAAACTTTGCCATCTATTTCTTGTTTATTCCACAAATAATTTAACCAGCAAGCTGCTTTATATTTACTAAAACTTAAATCTAATGGGCTGACAATTTTGTTTTCTCTAGCCAAAGCCTCTCTTTGTCTTTCTGTCATAGCTTGATTCAACCATCTCTTACCTTTTTTAGCTCCGTCACTATCTTCTATCTCTCTCAAAAAATCATCAGCAGCAGCTAAAGCTTGTTCTTTAGTGCCTACACTAACAATTCTAAGTTTACCCTTTGTACGCTTAACTAACGCCACAGAAACATCATCTAAATGTGCAACTAAACCAAATCCATTAAAGCCACTTGCTGACATACATTTGCCATTATTAAACAAATCAATCCATCTAAATGGAGATCTATCGATAAGATCAATCTCTGTCATGTTAAATGTTTCAAGCAACTCTTTTGCTTGCATTTCGATTTCATGCCCACACATAGGACACACACGAACATTTAA